TCACAATATGGTAATCAAAGATACACTTTAGTTTCTAAAGATGGTGACATTATACCCTCACAGATTGAAGGTACTGCAGTTGAATTTACTACTAGTGAATATGAACAAGAGAATAATATAACTCAAACAGAAATAAATAATGAAAATCTAAATGATGCAACAATGCAAAGAGCAAAAATTATATTAAAGGATAAATTGTTTGATTCAAAAACATCTGAAAGTTTAAATTTATTCAAGTTGCCAAATTTGTTTGATCAAAGATTTCAGGACTTCTTTAGTGGACCAAGTGAAATAGAACCTAAAACTGCAGAAGATAAAGCAGCAAAAGAGTTTCGTGAACAACAACTAAGAAATATACCACGACAATTCCAACCACAATTTAAAAATTTACAATCTTATAAAGATTTAAATGTACCAAGAGGTGACTATCCTACTAGATTTGATAAGTTCTTAGATAAATTAGAATCAGCAGATGATGGAGATTTAGTAAACAAAATATTTATTACAGAGAGTGAGTTCTTTAGGAATGATCCACAAGGTTATAGTGATATGCTCCGTAAGAAAGGTTACGACAATCCATTATGGCAAAGCATAACTGATTTTACAGTAAACAATCTTGATGTTGCAGATTCATTAAAGGGTTTGCTTGCAGATGTTTTTACCCCTGATGTAGCTGTTGAGGTTCAGGATTCTATAATAGATATTGTTCAGACCACAGCTAATCATGAAGGATTTCAAAGTCAAGTGTATAGAGATCAAGACACTATATCAGTAGGCTTTGGATTTAATGTAAAATATTTAGATGAAGATGATTATAAGTTCTTTGAACCAAACCAAGTTGAAAGATTGAAAGAGTTACAACAAAAGTTATTGAAAAAAGATAAGTATCCTAGAGATCAACTATTAAAAATGGTTAATGAATTTAAGTTTGGTAAACCTATATTACTAGATAAAAATCAAGCAACAAAAGTATTTAACAATAAAATGTTTAATATATATAAAAAGTATAAAGAAGAGTTCCCAAACTTTGATCGATTACATAGAAAACGTAAAAGTGCATTGATTGATTTTTCTTATCAATTCGGACACGATAGATTAAAAGATAAAGACAGAGGCTTTCCAAAGTACTATGAATCTGTACGAAGAGCCATGAATGCTTCTTCAATAGATGAGAGAAACTATTTCTTTAAACTAGCAGGGTTTCATCAAGTATATAATACTGGTGAATTTGGTAATACAAAGACACCATTATACTATCAAACTAAGACAAGAGTAAGAAAACGTACTGGTGATTTAGGTTTTATGATAAGGGATAATGTAGACTTTCTTGATGAGGAGTTTGATTAATGTCTGAGTTTACAGACTTTGTACCAAAAGGATTGCAGAGTGTAGAGCCATTACATTTTGTATATCCTGATCAAGAAGGTAAGACTGATCCTGATTTCTTTTCAGGTGTAGCAGCAGGTTTTAAATATCAATGGTTACCAGTCACACATTATACACAAGAATATTTTTCTTATAATGGTGATGAGTATGATGAGAACTTTGACTTTAGAAAAACTGTGCAAGATAATGATGACTTTGCATATGCAGATGAATTGTCACGAGCAAAGAATCTAGGTCATTATAATTTTATCAAACAATCTTTACAAGCTATTGATGAGAACAGACGAATGTTTGAAAGAGCAGGTCTTACATCTCATGTTGTTGCAGGTGTGGTTGATCCTCTTAACATTGCATTTTTTCACCCAGTATTTAGTAAAGGGATTCGTGCTGCTTGGGGAGCAAAGTCTGCTTTTGGTGTGGCAAAAGAATCAGCTAAGGTAGGTTTTGTTTTTGGTGTAGGGTCTGAAGCTATCCGTGCGCCTTTCGATCCTTATAATACAACACAAGAAACACTTGTTAATATTGCAGGTAATACTGTGTTTTCAGGATTACTTGGTGGTGGTGCAAGAGGTGTTGCCAATCGATATGGTAAACTAAAACAAAAGTATGCAAATAGAAAAAATCCAAATAAAAAAACTGATGCAGGTCTAGGAGATTCTGCAGTTCGTGAAGAGGCTACTACACAAGCAAATGATTTTAGTAAACAGTTTGTAGGACCAACAAGATTAAAAGAAGAAACTATTGATAGATTTAATATAGCTAATAAACTTTTACCTTCAAGAAGATTGCAGATATATGGTTATGATGGTTATAAAGTGCCTGATGAAATAAAAAAATTACATTTAGATATTGCTCACAATGCAAGTGTTCCAGTAGAAGGTGCGCCATTGCGATCTATTGACTCAATGCAAAATGTTCATAATGGAAAAGGCATTGCACTAGAGCAAGATCTTCGTAAAATTTATATGAATGAATTACAAAAGTCAGATGGCACTGGTCAAGTTATGGGTATTGATTTAGTTACACCTTATGTTAAGGCTAAAGAAAAGCTAGGTAAAGCACCACAGACTGCATATATTAATTCTGTCACTGGAGGAACAAAGTACCCTTCGCCACAAGAGTTTGTTGATGAAATGATAGAACTAAATATTCTAATGAGTGATGATAAATGGAAAGCTAAATATTATCCTCAACTACCTGAGTTTAAAAAAGAGGCTATAAGAAAAATAGAGGCATACAATCAATACTTTGATCAACTGGCACAAGACACAGGAGCATTTGTAGATAGATCATCTGCAAAGAAAATGTTTCCTGCTTTGCAAAGAAGAATTGATGATTATGATTTAAGAATAGAATTAGAAAAAGATCCTATCTTTACTAAGATATTAGCTATTAATAGAAACAAATTAAAAGAAAGATTAAAATTTGCAGAAAGATACGAGCCAACTAGAAAAAACTATAGAATGCCAATCTATTATGATGTTGTTAAAATAAATGCAACTAAAGAGAATGAAGCCAAATTAGTAAATATATTTGAGCAACATTTTTTAGAACAAAGATTTGTAACAATATGGACTGGTAATGGTTACAAAGATATAGGTATTAATACTATTGCAAAAGCTAATAAGTTTGCACAAGAAACTGTTAATAATATTAAGGATAATGGTACAGATCCTTTTGGACACAACACTCCATTAAGAGTTGGAAAAGCAAAACATATAATGGCTAGAACAACAAATATACCTGAGTATAAAGTTCGTGACTTTATGATTAAGGATCAATCAGTATTTACAAAATATGCTGAGATGATGGCATTTAGAATAGAATATGCTAGAAAATTTGGTGATGACGATATTGAATATTTAGTAGATAGAATAGAAGAAATATTAATAAAAGATGGAGCAAATGACAAACAAATAGCAGAGATCAAATCAGATTTTCTTGCTGACTTTCAAAGAGTTGCAGGTCAAATTAGTCGTGATGCTGAAAGATGGGATACAACTTTTGCTAGAATATCAAAAAAGTTTGCAGGTATGGCATATCTTACTAGTGCAGGTATTACTTCACTAACAGAAACAGTGGCAATGCCAATACTTGAGCATGGATTAGGCAATGTATTACGAACTGCATTTCGTGCAGTTGATGGAGACTTTGATAAGATAAAAGCTAATGCAAAAGATTTACAACATTCCAATGAAGGCATAGATACTTCTATAAGAACTGTGCATACTCGGTTGTTAAATGATTTATTAAGACCTTTACAGATAGGAAAAATAGAAAAAGCTGCTGATTCTATGGAAAATTTTTTCTATAAACTAAATGGTTTGGCATTGATAACAATGGTAGGAAAGCTTATTGATAGTGCCATAAGAATACCTAAATTTTATAAGCAAATAAAAAACTACAACTCACTTGATAAATACGAAATAACTGAATTACAAAGATATGGTATTGATGATAAACTAGCTAAACGTTTATTAGATAATGGTGCATGGCAGTTTACAGATTCAGATATGCCATTACTTAATTTAAATGGTTGGAGTACAAAAACAAAAGCTGATAGAGAACTCAAAACATTTGTTCAGACATATCTTAATAATGCTGCACGAAATACTATTATGCATGCAACAGCTTTTGATAGACCTACATTTGCAGATGGTTTTGTTTTTAAAAAGTGGAAGCCATATATGAGAAAGTATGGTATTGAACCTGATCGTGTTGCTTCTGTTGGTTTGCAAAAAGATGGCTCTTATAGATATCCTATTGCAAGAATTGAATCAGGAGTTATGGCTTTTCCATTTCAGTTTTACAATTTTGCTTTTGCTGCTAATCAACGTATTACTCGTGCTATGTTTGATCCAAATAAAAAGCATAGATTGAGTGGTGCTATTGCATTGCTATCTATGGCATATATAACTATGTCAATGAGAAAACCAAAATGGTGGTTTGATGATAAAGATTATCCTGAATTAATAACTCGTATGGTAGATTATTCAGGTATTACTGGTATATATAGTGATCTTGCTTATAAAGGTGTGGAAGCAGCAGTTGCATCAGGTATACATGATCCTGATACATCTTGGTTGAAAGGCAGATATAAAGCTACTGGTTGGGATTTGGCATTTGGTTTTGCAGGTGCAACACCAAGTATGTATAGAGAATGGATACTAGGTGCAGAAGAATTAATAAATGATAAAACCTCTGAAGGATTAAAAAGATTTTCTTATAATACACCATATTTAGGTATTTTAGGATTAGATGATGATCTTAGAGCATTAGGAAGAGCAACTTATTAATAGACATTTGTAATAAAAAAAGGTAAACGTAAATTATGACAATAGCTTTAAGTGCAAATACACCACGAATAAGTTACACAGTCAATCAAGGTGTGACACAAACATCTTTTACTGTGCCATTCGTATTTTTTACAACATCAACTGATCTTAATGTTTTTGTTGATAATACTGCTAGAACATTTGATGCAAGTACTGCAAACACAACACAATACACAGTATCAGGTGGAGATGGCTCTACTGGTACAGTGACAACAACTGTTACTGGTGCTAGTGGTGGCAGTACTGTTGTGATAACTAGAGCAGTGCCATTGTCTCGTACCACAGACTTTCCAAGTTCAGGTGCATTTGAGATATCTAAATTAAATACAGAGTTAGATACTGTGTTTACCTTGATAGCTGATGCAGATGATGAGAACTCTAGGGCATTAAGACTTAAAGATTCTGATTCTGCTGTTGATCTTACCTTACCATTAAAGGCAGATAGAGTTGGCACAGTTTTAGGATTTAATGCGACAACTGGTGCTGCAGAAGCAGGACCAACGATAGCAAATGTTAGTACATTAACTGCCATAACTGGAAACATTAA